CAAACAAAACATAAAAATATTACTTGATTATTAAATCATCAAACACTACAATTAAAGTTGTTTATTGTTGTTTTGTATGAGGTTACCGTGAAAAAATCAGCTAACCCTGTTGAGCTTGCGATGTCCACGCTGCAGTGCAACCAAAGCGAGCTCGCTCAGAAAATCGGCGTAACGCCCGCCGTTGTCTACACGTGGAAAGCGCGAGGAGCGATCCCCGCTAAATCTTTGAAAAAGGCCTGCCAGGTGACGGGGCTCCCGCCCCATCTTCTTAACCCGAATATCCCCGCGTACTTCGCGGGCGGTGTTGTCGATACAGCTAAGGAGGACAACCATGACTGATAAAGAAAAAAGACTCGTTGCCAATACGACAACGAGTCCATACAACCTACAGGATCACAGTATCCGCACGCTTGGGCGTCCGTTACTGGATCACGGTTACATTATAACCCCAATTCGCGAAAATTCCAAAGCCCCACTGCTGAAAAATTGGACGTCGAAGCGCCTCAGCGCTGAGGACTGCGAAGCCTATGGCGACGCCAACGGCGTTGGCATCGTGTGCGGTCAAGGGGCGCACCCCGTGATCGGGATCGATATCGACACGTTCGACGAGAGCATCAATACCGCGCTTGCTGACTTCGTAGAAGAACACTTCGGCCCGTGCCCCGTCCGTCAAGGTAAACCGCCAAAGACGCTTCTTGTGGCGCGCACCGAAGAGAGCAACCTCCCGAAGATGACGAGCGCCTACTACACCAAGCCTGGTGAATCGCGCAAGCACCGAGTGGAGATCCTCTCCAAGGGTCAGCAGTTCGTTGCCCACGGCATCCATCCCGATACGCGAGAGCCCTATCAGTGGCTTGGCTGGCAAGGTCCGCTTGAAGCGTGGAAGGTCGAGCATCTACCGCTCCTTTCGGTTGAAGACCTCAAGACCATCCTCACCGAATACCATCGGCTTATGGTTGCCAAGGGCTACGTGGTCGCGAGCGACTCGCAAGCCTCCAGCCCACGCGCACCAATGAGCGACCTAGAGGCGCTCGATGCGATGCAACCGCTCGACGGGTACACGCTCGATGACGCCAAAGCTGACCTCGAATGCATCAGCGCGGACGATTACGATCAGTGGCTCAAGGTGGGCATGGCTTTGCACCATCAGTTCGGGGGTGATATGGAGGCGTTCAACGTCTTCCTTGAATGGAGCGAGACGTCAGAGAACTTCGCCTCCGAAGAGCAGTGCCTCGCTAAGTGGGAGTCCTTCGGGCAGTCCCGTGCATCTGGGGCGCGAGTCGTCACAATGCGTAGCGTCATTAAGCTCGCGAACGCAAGCCGCGATAAGGTGCGCCGTGAGCGCGAAACCGAAGATGCTAAGTACAAGATCGAGGCGATCAAACTCGCCACCTCAGTTCCAGAAGTGAAGGCGATTCTCGAGCGCGCGGATATCAACATCCCTGAGTTACGTGCTGACCTCACACATCATGCGTGGGCCAAGCTCATCATGCTTACAGGGGTGGACAACTGGCGCTACATCGACATCGTGAAGATGACGCCACCGATGAAGTTCGCGTCCTATCCGCTCACTGAGTTCGGCAACGCGAACCGCATGCTCGATAAGTACTACCGTCACTTGATGTACGTGTGCGATCGCGACGAGTGGTTTGAGTGGCGCTGCACCCACTGGTCTCGAGTGAGCACGAAGACGGTTCAGCGCTACGCGACTGAAGCTGTGAAGGACTACTCCGCATCAATCGATGAAGCAAGTAACGCTGAAGAGAAGAAGTTCGCGAAGGCAAGCCAGACGGAAAAGATGGTCAACAACATGGTGAAGTTGCTCTCGCACGAGCCTTCGGTCGCGCGCATGAGCGACGAGCTTGACGCGGGCGAAAACCTCTTCGCGTGCGCCAATGCCGTGATCAACCTCGAGACGGGGGAGGTCATGCCACCCGTTGCCGAGATGAACATCACGCGCTTTAGCCAGGTTGAATACGACCCGGATGCGAAGTGCCCGCTGTGGGAAGAGACGCTCAATGACGTGTTCTGTGGTGACAAGGAACTCGTGGCGTTCTTTGGGCGCGTGATTGGTTACATGCTCCTTGGTAACCCGAAAGAAGACGTGGTGATCATCCCATACGGGAGTGGCGCCAACGGTAAGAGTACGGTCATGAATATCGTGCGCGAGCTGATGGGCGAGTATGGTCTCGTGACTTCGGCTGATGTGTTCATGGCGAACAAGGGCGCGAGCAGTAGCGGTGGGCCAAACGAAGCGCTCTTGCGATTCCAAGGCCGCCGATTCATCTACGCACAAGAGATGAACGAAGACAGCGTCCTCCAAGAAGGCTTGATCAAAGCCATGACGGGTGGCGAGCCGATCGTTGCGCGCGGGCTATACATGAGAGCTTCGCTCCAGTTCTCGCCCACGTGGGTGATCTTCATGCCGACCAACCACAGACCGATTATTAAGGGTCAGGACTACGCTATTTGGCGACGTATTATCCCGATTCCTTTTGAGGCGACGTTCGAGGGCAAGAGCAAAGACCCAGACCGCATTGAGAAGCTCCGCAAAGAGCTCCCAGGCATCTTGATCTGGGCGTTGAAGAACGTGAAGATCTACAAGAAAGAGGGACTCAACCCACCACAGAAAGTGCTTGACGCGCGCGAAGAGTACCGCTCAGAGATGGACGTCTCGGGTGAGTGGTTAGAGGCGTGTTGCGAGTTCGGCGCTGAGTACAGTGTGTCGACGCAGGAGCTTTATGCGTCGTGGCAACGATTCTCTTTCGATCGTGGCGAGACGGGCTTCATCAATAGCGCGCGTAAGCTCGGGCGTATGTTGGCGGGTAAGGGCTTAAAGCCTTGCCGAGATGCGGGGGGTGTGCGCGGCGCCCGAGGTTTCAGGGGCATCCGACTTAGAGCCGTCGACCTCACAGCGGGGTTCGACGACGTCTCTAAGGCGTAGGGTTTGTGTCATTGTGTCAGAACGTGTCATTAGCTTTTTGGCTAATGACGCGTTGGCGTAGCCTGTGGGAGTAGGGGTTTATAGTTTTTGTGTCATTGTGTCGTTACTTTTTTAATTCTATACATTAAAGAAAAAAATATAAAGAGATATAGGGATAGAGGGGTAGAACGTATACGCGCATATATAAAAGACTTTTTTTCGAGTCAAGTAATGACACAAAGAGGTAGCAAATTGCCCCGAAACGGCTGTGCCAGTGGGAAAAGGACTTGTGTCAAAACTTTTTCAAGTAATGACACAAACGAGGAGAAATGACCGATAGTGGCCAACGACTAACGTAAATTGAGGAGGTGTTCATAGTGAACGACGACAAGAAAGTGGAGCAGAAGACTTGGGAGCACAACGTGCTGCCCTATTTCGCACAGGAAATACTGCGTAACGCAGTCTTGGTGGCAAAAGACCGCAACGGCATCGAGCGCATGGCGGTACTGGATCGCGCGATCGAGAGAGTGCGATTTCTATATCCGGGATACTTTCGATGAGACTATTGCTAAACGAGAAAGGGCTACGGATCGGCGAGAGCCACGCCAACGCTCGGTACACCGATCACGAGGTGGAACTTATGCGCGAACTTCATGAAGCTGGGATGACGGCCAAAGAGATCGCAGAGAAGTTTGACGCGCCATCGAGTACCGTTCGCGCCATTGTCGTTGGACGCGCGCGTATACAGATTCCATTTGAAATTAGGGAGGTGAAAGATGACCCAAAAGAAAACGGTTAAAAAAGCCATTGCGAAGGCGTCGCAAAAGTTGAACGCACGACAAGAACTTTTCGCGCAGTACTACGTCAAAGTGCTCAATGCAGAGAAGGCCGCAAAGCTCGCAGGTTACAGCGAGAAAAATGCTCGTTGTCAGGCGTCGCAAGTTCTTAACAATCCCAAGGTACGCGAGCGTATCGAGGAATTACGCACTGCGCAGCTCAAACCCGTGCACTTGGACACGAATCGCGTGCTCGGGATGATTCTGGACGTGTTCGAGACCTCGTCGCAGAAAGTGAAGACGGGCGCGGAGTCGCCCGATGGGTCTTCCGTGGTCGGGATGCTCGACCCAAAGAACGCAGTGCGTAGCGTGGATATGCTGGCGCGTCACGTTGCGCTCTACAAGGACTCGCTCACGATTAACACGAACGCCGAGGCCGCGAAAATGCTCTCCGCAGCATACGCCCGAGTTGAGGGTCTCAGCATCGAAAACGACGACTCAGAAAATAACGAGACTTGATTGGATGTGCTTTTTAAGCGTTTAAACGCATTTACTATGCCTCCATGTACACCTATACGAAGAAATGGTGTAAACTTCACTATGACGCTAAAAACGGTTCTTAACATCCTTTACCGACATAAGCGTCCTCTTTTAATGGCATCCTCAACTCGGCTTAGGTTTATCTTCCTTACCTAAGTCGAGTTGAGCGATCCTTGTACCGAATTCAAGAGATTCCCCGGTTTAGCCACGCGAGCGAGGGGCTGCGAAAGGGCACGGGGTTCAGAAGTCCTGAGGGAGTCTCGCGCTCACGTTGGTTAGTCTCCAGTGATGAGCGCGAGACGACCTTTTCGATTCGACCAAAGCGATGCGCCACAGGCATGTGTTCTCAAAGGGGTGGTGGGAAAGTAAGGCCGTACCGTAGCGCATCGCAACTTTTCTACAAAGGGCATGACCAACACAGAAGATCCCGACATTGCCATGGCGCGTTTCATCGCGCAATTCCGTAACGATCCGCTAGGGTTCGTGATGGCGGTGTACCCTTGGGACTCTGACTCAGGTCTTCAGCTCGTCCGACTACCTCCAAAATACCGTTCCCGTTTTCCCCGCTGTGAGTATGGTCCAGACTTGTGGGCGTGCGAGTTCCTAGATGAGCTCGGCTGCAGGTGTCGCGAAAATCGATTCGACGGCGTCAACGCTGTGCCCGCTACGCGCATGGCGGTTGCATCGGGCCACGGGATTGGGAAAGGGTTGCCACTCGACGCGATCGTCGACACACCGCACGGCGTTAAGCGCTGGGGCGATTTGCGCATTGGCGATGAGCTGTGGGGGCCAGACGGAAAACCCACGCGCGTGGTCGCATTCCCCTATCACGGCGTGCGCCCATGCTACCGCGTCACTTTCGACGATGGCTCGTCGACCGTGGTGAGCCGTGAGCATCTTTGGACGGTGCGCGGCCGCCAGCAACGCCGCCGCGGCACTAACGAATACATCACACTGAGCACCGAAGAGCTTATCGCTCGCGGCGTCAAGCGCCCGAATGGCGTGGCGCTCGCTCGTCAATGGGAGCTACCGCCACACCGCGCCGTCCAGTACAGCGAGGCGGCGCTCCCGATTCATCCCTACCTCCTCGGTCTCTTTATCGGTAATGGCCTCGGTGTTAGCCATGGGCTCGCCTTCGGAGTCTCCGCGGACGACGTGCTCAAGAAAGCGTTGCGCCTTGCTGGCGTTAACGTGCGCGTGGTGAGTGGCCACCGCCACGACGCTGGCTACACCGAGGTACATGTACACGGCGCGCATGGCGCGATGCGCGCTCTGGGTCTGGCGTCGTGCCGAAGCGATGAGAAGTTCATCCCGCAAGCGTACAAAGAGGCGAGCGTCGAGCAACGCGCGGAATTACTGCGCGGCCTCTTCGATACGGATGGCGAGGTCACGCGCCGCGGGTCGGTGATTTACTCCACGACGAGCGCCCAGCTACGCGACGATGTGCTCTGGCTTGTCCGCTCCTTGGGCGGAAAGGCGCAAGTGCACCCCACGACCAAGCAACCTTTCTATTACGACGAGCGCGGCGAGCGTGTGCAGTGCCGGCCGTGCTATCGCGTCACGCTCACGATGCCTCGCGACTTCGCATGGGGCGCGTACGCTAAACGCACCGCGCGTGTGCGTGACGCCGTCGAGAGTCGCTACCTCGTCCGGTGGATTGACTCGATTGAGCCTGTGGGTGAGCTCGATACGATGTGCGTCACGGTCGATCGCGATGACGGCCTCTATCTGGCGAACGACTTCATCGTCACGCATAACTCCGCGATGACCGCTTGGCTCGTGCACTGGATCATGAGCACCCGCGCGAATTGCCACGGAACTGTGACGGCGAACACCGCTAATCAGCTCGCCTCGAAGACGTGGGCGAGCGTCACCGCGTGGGTCAAGCGCAGTATCAACGCGAACTGGTTCACGATCAACACGAACAAGGGCAACCTGAAGATGACGTGCAAGTTCGCGCCTGAAGACTGGTTCGTCACGGGTCAGACCTGCCGTAAAGAGGATGCCGAAAGCTTCGCAGGTCAGCACGCCGCGAATTCCTCCTCGTTCTACATCTTCGACGAAGCCTCTTCGATTCCCAACGAGATTTGGGAGGTCGCAGAAGGTGGGCTCACGGACGGTGAGCCGTTCCTCTTTGCCTTTGGCAACCCTACACGTAACTCTGGTCGTTTCTACGACTGCTTCAAGAAAGACTCCTCGCTCTTCTCTACGCACCGCGTCGACTCTCGTGAATGCCAGATCACGAACAAAGAGACGATTGCACGATGGGAGAAAGAGTACGGCGAAGATTCTGACTTCTTCCGCGTACGCGTCAAGGGTGAGTTCCCGAACGTCTCGAGCACGCAGTTCATTCCGACAGGTCTCGTTGAAGAGGCGATGTCGCGCGACGATCCGCCATACGATCCGCGCCTCGATACGCAAGCGATTATGGGCGTGGACGTGGCGCGCTTTGGTGATGACGATACGGTGATCGTGGTGCGCGTTGGCAAGACGATTCCGATTCGCAAGCGATTCCACGGGCTCGATGGGTTCGAGATTTATCAGCAAGTCGCAGCGCTCGTCAACCACTGCTACGAAGAGCTCCACATGGGCGAAGTCTACGTCAACGTGGACGCGGGTGGCGTGGGCGCGTCGCCCATTGACTTCCTCAACCGCAATGGTTTTAGTGAGCTTGTCTTTGGCGTGAACTTCGGGGGCAAGGCAGACGACCCAATGACCTACTACAACAAGCGCGTGGAGATGTGGGGCGGCGCGCGCGACTGGCTCAAGACCGCGTCGTTACCGAAGGACGCTGACCTACTCGAAGAGCTCACCGCGCCAGAGTACCGCTATACGCCCTCGGGTCAGCTTCAGCTCGAAGCGAAAGACGACATCAAGGCCCGCATAGGTCGCTCACCTGACGAAGCGGATGCGATTGCGCTCACCTTTGCGCGACGCATTCTATCGCCCGAGGCGCGTAAGCGCGCCCGTCCTTATCGCTCGCTCAATCCAATGAGCGGGTATCGCTATGCAAACCCCGACACGCAACCGACAAGGAGATGGTGATGCTGACTTTCAAAGAGACGACCGCGCGCGAATTCTTCGCGGAGAAGCAGTGCATCGAGATGCTCGAAGGCTACAGACAAGAGGCTAGCGACACCGTCTTCCACGACACCGAGCCCGACAAAGAGTATTACGAAGCACTAGAAGAATTGGGCGCGATTAGTGTCGTCGTCGCATGGCGAGACAATAAGCCCATAGGGTTCGTGGCCGTGCTCAAGCAAAACCTACCGCACTTCGCAGGTGTTCCGACAGCGGTCGTAGAAAGCTTTTACGTGCGTTCTGACGCACGCAAGGGTACGGGTGCGGGGATTGGTCTATGGAACTGCGCGAAAGCGATAGCGAGCTCCTACGGCGCTCGTAGGCTATCAGCAACAGCGATGGTCGGCAGTCGCGCGGAGAAGTTTCTCTCTTACGTGGCCCGACACACTGGCTCGATTTATGGGGTTGACTTATGAACGACTTAACGGCGCGCGGTGCTTCGCACCTGCCTGTGAACACGGCTGAAGAGAGGGCTAGCCTTCGCGCATTGCACGAGTTGATCGATACGATGCCCCAGACGCGGGCTGAGATCAAGGAGTTGCTCTACGCGGGCATGTACGTACGCGTTGCCTCGATCCCTGCGGATCAAGTGGTGATGGGGTGCGAGCTCAAAGTGCCGACGACGCTGACCGTGGTCGGTGATTGTGACGTAACGCTTGGGGGCAAAGCTGTCCCCGTTATCGGTTACGCCGTGTTTTCTGGGGAGGTCGGTCGCAAGACTGCGTTCTTGACCCACAGCCCTACCGTGCTGGTCATGACGTACCGCACGGACGCGAAAACTCTTGGCGAGGTTCGTCGAGAGCTTACTGATGAACTCTTACAAGAGGAGAAATTCTAATGTCTTGTGTAGCAGGTGTAGTGGGCGCTTTGGCAGCCTCGGTCGCAGCAGCAGGGTACAACGCGTACCAGCAGAACAAGCAGGGCAAGCAGGCCTCATCGGCGGCGCGCCGACAAGCTGAACAGCAAAAGCTCGCACAGCAACAGCAAGAGCAGGATCTCAATCGCGCCAACCGCAAGACGGCGGACGTGGGCGCGATTATGTCTGATCCTTCGCTCGGCGCAACCTCGACCAGTCTCACTGGCGCGAACGGCGTCCAGCTTGACCCAACGAAGTTGGGTGGTGGGTCGAACTTGCTCGGGGGTTAATTCATGGAACGCGTCGACTTAGCTGAGTTGCGTCAGCGCTTCGAGAGCGCGAAGCAACGACGCGCAGGGCTCGAGCCTGAGTGGCGCGATCTGCGCGACTATATCGCGCCAGACTGTGGGCGCGTGGATATGTTCACCACACCACAGGTAAGCTCCGCACACGACAAGAGCCGATGGGAGAAGATCGTTGACTCGACCGCCACGAGCGCAGCAGAAACGCTTGCGGCAGGGATGCTCGGGGGGATGACTTCGCCCGCGCGCCCTTGGTTCAGATTGACCACGATGTCGCCCGAGCTCGATGAGCAGTACGAGGTGAAGGCGTGGCTCTCGGACGTGACCGAGGCTCTGCTCATAGTGTTTGCAGGCTCGAATATTTACGAAGCACTCCACAAAGCGTACTTCGAGCTTGCCGTTTTCGGGACGTCCTGCACGGTCGTCTTGCCTAGCGAGAAGACAGTGGTGCGCGCGGACACGCTCACTGTGGGCGAGTACTGGCTCGCTGAAGACGACGAAGGACGAGTTGATACGCTCTTTCGCACGTACACGATGACAGCCAAGCAGTTGATTCAAGAGTTTGGTCGAAACGAGGTGCCGCAGGTCGTGCGCGATGCCTACGACGCCAACCATCATCAACGCCTCTTCACGGTCGTCCAAGCGGTTGAGCCCCGGCTTGAGCGCGATCCCGACAAGGTCGATCAAGAGAATATGCCGTGGCGCTCTGTGCATTATGTGGACGGCGTGACGGAAGACAAGCCCTTGCGTGTTGAGGGCTTCACGCACTTTCCTGCGCTTTGCCCGCGATGGGTGACGCGCGGTGGCAACGTCTACGGGACGAGCGTAGGCATGCGCGCGCTCCCACTGGTCAAAGAGCTTAGCGGGCAGAAGGTCGATATGTCCTTCGGTATCGGATACCAGTCTCGCCCGCCACTTGTTATCCCACAAGGGTTTGAAGGGCGCGAGAACGATCTTCGACCGGGGGGTGTGATCATGGGCTCTGGGCTCGTCAAGGGCGAGACCGTGCAGTCCGCGGTGAACGTACCGATCAATCTGCAGTACTTGGACAGTGTCTTACAGCGCAATCAGCGCACGCTCGACTCGCTCTTCTATAAGGACTTGTTCCTGATGATTGCGGGCTCGACGGCGGGCAACGAGCGCACGGCGTTTGAAGTTCAGCAGATGCAACAGGAAAAAATGATGATGCTCGGCCCTGTGCTCGAACGTCTGCACAACGAATTGCTGGGGCCGCTTATTACGGCGACCTTCGACTACTGCAACGCGGTGGGGCGTATCCCACCTGCGCCAGAAGCGATCGCACAGCAGGGCATCTCTGTGAACTACATCAGCGTGCTTGCCTTGGCGCAGAAGTCTAGCGCGTTGAATGGCTACTCGACCTTCCTCTCCACGCTCGGCATGGCGCAGCAGGTGATGCCGACGAGTAATGCAGGGGACTTGGTGGACACGGACAGCTACTTGCGCAAGTTCGCTGATATGTTGGGCGTTGATCCTTCGCACTTGCGCAGTGAGAAGGACGTCCAGAAGATTCGCGAACAGCGCGAAGAAGCCGCTGCACAGCAAGCCCAGATGGCTCAGCTCCAACAGGTGGCTTCGGCGGGCAAGGACATGATGGCGGGCGCCGCACAAGCGCAAGGTCTCCAGAACCTACAGGGGTACTAAATGAACGGACAACGAGATGTATTCGCGGAGATGCAAGAGCGCGAACGAGTTGCGCTCTTGCAAGAAGCGGATCGAAAACGAAAGGAGCAGGACACGTACAACGTGATGCGCACAGAGGAGGGTAGGCGCTTCGTCTACCAGATTCTCAAAGCGTGCGGTGTGTACGCGCCGAGCTTTAACACGAACGCCCTCACGATGGCGTTCAACGAAGGAAAACGCGCCATTGGCGTGGCGCTCGTCGAGCAACTGCGCCAATCGTGCAACGAATTTTATTCAACTATGTTAGAGGAGCAAAGCGGTGAACACAAATAACAACCAGCTTGAAACTCAACCGCAGGGGGAAGCGCCCGTCGCAGCCAACCCTACGACCACGGAAACGCCAACCGCAGAGACGGTCAACGCTGACAATCTGGGAAATGAAAGTACCTCGAACGCAGTGCTTACCGAGGATGCAGGTAGCGACGAAGCTGAAGCTTCGCGGACTGAACCTGAAGAAGCCCCAGAGGCATTGCTCACTGAGGCAACCGAAGGCGAAGAAGGCGAAGAGCAAGGCAACACGCTCGGCGCGCCCGAACAGTACGACCTTCCGCAAGTGGAGGGTATGGAGGAATTCAACGCGGACAATCCAGGCGTGGCTCGATTCATGGAAGTCGCTCGCAAGCTCGACCTCAGCAATGAGGCGATGGCGACGCTCTACCGTGAAGTAGGCCCACTCATGAAGATGGACACGCAGAACCTTCGTACTCGCGCACTGGCGGCTGGGGTCAGCGCGACAAAAGCCGATCCTGAACTGGGCGGCGTGAACTTCAAGGAAACGTGCCACTTAGCCAATAAGGCGTTCAACGACAAGCGCTTTTGCACTCCCGCATTGCGCCAGTTGCTCGACCAGTCTGGCTTAGTCTCGCATCCGGAGGTTCTTCGCTTATTCAGGAACATCGGCAAACTCACGGGTGAGGGTTCTTTCCCGAAGGGCAATCAGCAGACGTTTGGCGTCAATGATTCTCGATCGATGTTCCCGAACTCGAAGCTTAACCCTTAATTTGAGGAACAAATCTTATGGCATACACTCCGACTACTACGGGGCTTTATACCTTGGCGGAATTAGAAGCCGCTAATGCAGGGCATGGTGTGCACCCTAACACCGTTCACTCCATCATCGACGCGATGCCGCTCTTTGACCAAGCCCCACTTTTGGCATGCAACGACGGCTCGATGAACAAGACTGAAATCATCACTGAATACCCTGATCTTCAGGCCCGCGCCTATAACGAAGGCGTGGAAGCGGTGAAATCGCAGTCCAATATCGTAGTGGATTCGACCGCTATGTTCGCGGCTTATTCCGTGATCGATGCCGACATGATGAAGCGTAACGGCAACTCCGCCAAATGGCGCGCGAATAAAGAAGCCGCATTTACGCGTGGTTTTGCGCAGGGCATGGCACGTCGAATCTTTCAGGGCGTCAAAGGCGCTGACCTTAAAGAGTTTGATGGCTTTGGCGCACGCTACAAAAAGGCGTGTGATCAAGTCATTGATGCTTCTGCGGGTAAAACCGTGGGGGCTAAAGATGTGCTGACGGATATTTGGTTGGTGGATTGGGACAAGACGACCGTCCACTTGATCTACCCCGAACAGGGGCTTGCTGGTCTTGTGACGACGGATCGCGGTGAGCAGGATGCTTATGACGCCAAAGGACGTCGTTTCCGTGCGTTTATCACAGACTACCAGTGGGATATGGGGCTGGCAATTGAAGATCCACGTCGTGTCATCCGTATTGCCAACGTTAACGTGACGGCCTTGAAGAAAGACCCGGTTGCGGCGGTGGACTTGCAAACCTTGATGATTCGCGCGCAGGAGCGCATTCCCGATACGCTCGGTGCGCAGGCCGCCTGGTACTTGCCGTCGTCCATCACCGAAGCCTTGCGTTTGCAGATTCTGCAGACGCCTCGATTGGTGCTGACGCCTGATGAAGTGGCGGGTCGTCGTGTTGAGACTTATGCGGGCGTGCCGGTGCATCGCCTCGCGAAAGAAGTGATCGGCACGTACACGACAAAACTTAACGTTTAATAGGGGAGATCAGACATGATTATCGATTCTTCTTTGATGTTCTTTTCTGGTGAGCAGGCGAGTGCTTCGATGACCTCGAAAGCGATCGACTTCGGCCAGGAAGATCCGCGTATTGGGCTCATTGCTCGTAAATTCTGGGTAGTCGTTGGGATGAGTCCCGACTTTTCCGCCACCGAGATCACGGTGACGCTTGAGGACTCCGACGACGGCAAGAGCTTTGGCGCGATCGACGTTGTGAAGACCAAGGGCGGTATTCAGCAGATCGTGATTCCGATGTTGCCGTACCACAAGCGCCACGTGCGCTTGAAGGTCGAGCTCACGGGTACGCCTGCAGGTACGTTGAGCGCCGCCTTGACGGACAACTTCAGCGATATCGACAAAGTTCAGTTGCCGATTGAATAACGTGTAAAACCGCGGAGGGGTTTCGACTCCTCCGCCATCCCTTAACCACGAAGAGGCACTATGGCATCGGCAGTCGATATTTGCAATTTAGCGCTCGCGCGCCTAGGCGATTCCGCGACAGTGGCGAGCATTGATCCCCCTGAAGGGTCGGCGCAGTCAGAGCACTGCGCCCGTTTTTATCCCCTCGCCCGTCGTCAAATCTTCGAGGCGCACAACTGGTCTTTCCTCATCCGTCGCGAAAAGCTCGCTCCACTCCATCAAGAGTCCTACGGATGGCCCTACGTTTACGCGGCTCCTGCTCGATTGATCCACATCGTGAGTATTTTTACCGTGCACGACAAAGGGCACGAGAACACGCATCAGTTTTTACTCGAGCGCGATGCGCGCGGGCAGAACGTGATCTATACCGATTGCCCCGACGCGGTGATCCGCTACACGCGCGACACCAACGATACGGAGGGCTTCACGCCGACCTTTATCGAGGCGTTTGCGTATCTCTTAGCTTCGCAATTAGCAGGGCCTATTATCAGTGGTACGGCGAGCATCAAGATCGGCGCTGCGATGGCGCAGGGCTACGAGACGGCGCTACGTGCCGCGATCTCGCGTGACTTCGTACAGCAACGTAAGAGCGATTTGAACTACATGCCTGCTTGGTATCGCTGGCGTCAAGGAGCACCCGATGGCACGCATTAATCAACGCTCTTTCGCGGGTGGCGTGATCTCGCCTAACATGCTCGCGCGCTACGATGATACGAAGTACCAGACGGGTTTAGCCGTTTGCTCGAACATGATTTGCTTACCGCAAGGCGCAGTCGAGAACCGCACGGGCTTTACTTATGTCAACCGCGCCAAGTACCAAGACAAGCCCACGCGCTTAGTTGCGTTTTTGTTTTCGATCACACAGACGATGGTGCTTGAGTTTGGCCATCACTATGTGCGCTTTCACACTGAAGGGCGCACGTTAATGCGCGATGGCGCGCCGTATGAGGTGGCGACGCCTTACGACGCGGATGACTTGAACGAACTTTATTTCGTGCAGAGTGCGGACGTGATGACGATCACGCACCAGAAGTACCCACCCAAAGAATTGCGTCGCTATAGCGTCTATGACTGGCGCATGGTCGACATTAATTTCTTACCTCAGTTGAAGACGCCAACTGGCGTCAAGGCAGAGCGCACCTCGACCGCGGAAGAGGACAAGAACAAGGACAAGTACACGTGGTACTACAAGGTGACAGCACTCAATGCGGACAAGACACTCGAGAGCGAAGCCTCTGCGCCTGTGAGCGCGGTGGCGAACTTGTACCAAACTGGGACGGTCGTCAAGGTCTCGTGGAACGCGGTGGAAGGCGCGAAGTTTTATCGCGTCTATAAAGCGCAAGGTGGGCTTTATGGCTACATCGGCGACACGACCGAACTGAGCATTACGGACGAGAATATCGCGCCTGAACTGGATAAGACACCGCCCTATTTTGATGAGGTATTTGCGGCGGCAGGTGGCATCTCCAAGGTCACCGTAACGAACGGTGGTTCTGGGTACGTAAGCTATACCAACGGCATTGACGACCAGCACTGGGATGGGCGGGCTACGTTAGCGCGCGAAGTGGTTGTAGGCGATAAGGACTTATTTTCCTTTAAGAAAGTTTTCGATTACAAGGACAAGTATCGAGACCGAGTGCCGAGCTGGTCGAACAGGGTTAGTAAAGACTATGCTAGGCCAGACGAGATTAAGTACCCTGCGTACCCAACGGTTCAAGAGATTCGCAAGTATATCCGTGTAGTTGATGAGACCAACAGTGGTTCAGGCGCGGAAGTCGAGCCGATCTTAACTTATTCTCGTGATCAAGGAACAATAAGCTACGGTGGGGACGCGGGCGATTGGGCTGGGTGGAAGTCGAGTACTGTTTCAGTAGCGGGTTTTCGCGTCATCAAACGAGGAGAACGGTACACCAAGCCGTACATTGAAACGGTTTCTTGGATGGGGACTAGACACAGCGCGCTCCAACACCGTTACGCCGTAGGGCTCAAGTCGGACACAATCCGACTGACCGTTTCTGGTGGCAATGGGACGGGTGCAGAGCTTCGCCCCATCGTTGAAGATGGTCACATCAAGGCGGTCGTCATTGACCGTGCGGGGGCAAATTACACAAACCCCAAGGTTTCGGTCGCGTATGCCAACGGGGGTTCTGGCGCGACCTTCACGGCGGAAGCCCTTGGGCGCGGTGAGTATCCGCGATGCTCGGGATACTTTGAACAGCGTCGGTGCTTCGCCTCGACGACCTTGCACCCTCAGCACATCTGGATGACCAAGACGGGGACAGAGTCGAACATGACCTACTCGATGCCCTCGCAAGCGGACGACCGTATCAGCGCACAGCTTGCCTCACAAGAGAACTCGCCAATCCTGCACCTTATTCCGCTCTCTCGACTCATCATCTTAACTGCATCGAGCGAGTGGCGCACGGATACGATGAACAGCGACGCGATCACGCCTGAGTCCATCTCGGTACGGCGTCAGTCTTCCGTGGGCGCGTCTCACGTTCAACCCGTCGTCATCAACACAGCAACGATCTACTGCGCAGGTCGAGGCGGTCATCTTCGCGAGTTCACCTACTCTGCCGATGCAGGTGGCTACGTGACGGGCGACATTAGCCTTCGCGCCTCGCACTTATTCGATGGCAAGACCATTCGCGAGATGGCGTTCGTCAAGGCACCTAAGCCTATCCTCTGGTGCATCTCTAGCTCTGGCGCCTTGCTCGGGCTCACTTACGTGCCAGAACAGCAGATCGGCGCGTGGCATGAGCACCGCACCGATGGCGCGTTCGAGTCGATTGCGACGGTCGCTGAGGGCAACGAAGACATCCTCTACGCCGTTATTCGCCGAGAGATTGGCGGGCAGGTCGTGCGCTTTATCGAGCGTATGAGCGAGCGCGACAAGGGCATTTTCGTCGACTGCGCGGGCACGTACTCTGGCGCACTCACCAAAGAGGTCAAAGGGCTTACGTGGCTCGAAGGTCGACGCGTCTCGATCCTCGCTGATGGAGCAGTGCTCAATCAACAAGTGGTCACTGACGGGCGCATTACGCTCGATGAGGGCGCGTATACGGTCAAGGTGGGGTTGCCCTATACCTCGGACATGCAGACGCTCCCTGTGGCGATTACGACGCGTACAGGGACGGTCGCAGCGCAAGCGATTAAGAAGAACGTCAAAGAAGTCTCTTTGCGCCTATACGAGTCATCGGGCGTGTGGGTTGGGCCTACGTTCGATGATCTCGTTGAGGCTAAGCAACGCACCACCGAGCCGATGGGTATTGCCCCCGATAAGCTGACAGGGGTGCTTGCCGTCAAGCCCAAGGCGATGTGGACGGATGACGGGCAGATCTGTGTGCGCCAAGCCGATCCCCTACCGATTACGGTACTCGGGCTAGCGGCCAATATTGACATAGAGGGAGGTGAGTAACCGTGGCACAGGTTAACGGAATTATTCAGAATGCGGCGCTCACGACAGGGAGTTTCAACTCGATCGGGGATGACGCGATATCGGGTGCCGCGCCTTTGGTTGGCACGGTTGATGCCGTCTCGATGGCGCAACCCATGATCGATGGGGTGGACGCGGTCTCGATGGCGGCGCCCGTGGTGCAACCCTCGCAACCACCAGCGCAATCCCCAGTACAGAACACAACACTCGCGACCTACGGCGCGGGTGCATCGATTGCCTCGGCGGTCGCCTCGATGTTTGGAGCGTACTTTCAAGCGAAGTCGCGAAAGAAGGTTGCCATGTACCAAGCCGAGATCGAAGAGCGTAACCGCCAGATGGCGGAGCTCTCGGCGCACATGGCGCTTCAGCAGAGCAATTGGTACATCTCGCAAAAGACACAGCAAGCAGGACAGTTAAAGGCTACACAGCGCGTGCGAATGGGAGCAAGCGGGGTCAAGGTCGGCGTGGGCAATTCTAAGGAGGTGCTCGCGTCGACCGAGATCATCAAGCAGATCGACGTGAATCAGCAATACGTCAACGGTTACCGTGAGGCGTGGGGCATTCGCTCGCGTGGCTTAGGTAGCGCGATGCAAGCGAGTGCAGCGCGCTCGTACGCGTCGAGCATTAGTCCGATCGGCAGTGCGCTCGCTACTGTGCCGGGCGCGCTCTTGCAAACCTATAAGACATGGCATAAGGAGTTCAAGGATGGCGAATAATGGCTCGGTGATCTCGGTCGCGCCGAGCGTGGTGTCGGTGGGTACGGCGACCATGATCAAGCCTCAAGTCGATACCACGATCAGCGATACGCTTAACCAAACGATTAGCGCAGTTCCTGCGTACATGCGCGAGATTGTCGATGAAGCGAACAAATTGCGCGTACAGTCGGCGGTCAACGACTTTGTGGCGGATCTTAACGACTACAAGTACAACGCTGAACACGGCATTATGAACCGCGTAGGGCGCGCGGTAGCGACACCAGAGAGCGGGGAGGCATTCTCGTCCGAAGGTAACCGTGGCGTGCAAGAGCGCATCGATAAGCACTTCAAGGGACTTAATGCCGCACAGAAAGAGCTAGCGCAAAAGTTCATTGACGATACACGCATCAAAAACGAGCACGAGTTCCTGACCTACGAGTCCAAGCAGATCCACGACTACTCGAACGATGTCTACAGCAACGCGGTGAATAATCACTCGCTCAACCTTGCCAAGATGGGATGGGACACAGAGTCGCGTGAGCGCGATATTCAGGGCATCTACGATGCCATTGACTCGCTCGGCAAGACAAACGGGTGGAGTCCTGATCACATTGACTATGAAAAGAAAAAGGTCGTCTCTGGCGCCCTGCAGGACGTCTTAACGCTCCTCATCAACCAAGACAACGTCAAGGGCGCGCAGAAGTTTTTCAACGAGGTGGGCAAAGCGTATCAGCTCGATCCGAAGGTGCTCATCAATGCGCGCAAGCGCATCCTTGCTTCGGCGCGCGCTCAGCAGACAAAGGTCGTGGTCAACTCGGCGCTTGAGGGCTTGCAGGACTGCTACACCGTAGGCGCACAGGTTGGGCGCGCAGCGCTTGAAGCGGGCGCAGTTCTGCCCGACGACGTCAAGGCGAAGTACGACCAAGCGCAAACGCGCCAAGAGAAGGCGCGCATCTTAAACGCTTGGGTCGACCCCGCGCTCAAGGGCTCGGGCGGTGACCTCACGGTGGCGGTGCGCAGTCTCTTAGGCGAAGGCGCGAAAGACGAGGACGTGAAGAAAATCGCGAGCGCGATTCACTACGGCAATGCGGTTGAGCAGTTCACCGAGATGGACGCGCTCAACTACGTGCGCGAAATGCACCCCGACATGCCCCGTGATGAACAGATCAAGATGGCAAAGAAAGTGATCGACGAGACGCGCGTACAGCAAGCGCTCATCGCCGCGGACACGGATGCACGGGTCACGGACGCGCTCAAGGGCCTTCAATCGGGGAACATACCCGACAATTTCGAGCAGATCGACACCACTGGATGGTCGCCCACCCAAGTCCAGAGGGCGCACAAAGTGTGGGAGCGAGACAAGCGCGCCCTCACTGATCCGACCGAATACAACTACGGCAATGAAACGCTCTTCGCGACCTTAATGCAAGACCCAGTGAAACTCTCGCGTATGTCCGAGGCAGACCTCTACGCCCTGCGTGCAGATCTCTCTGACTCTCAGTGGAAGCAGGTTTTCGACCGTCGGCAAAGCGTCGAGTCCGCCAACGGTGACGCGCGTAAGTTCCACCTCGATATCGATAGCGGTATCAAGAACGAACTCGATGCGTACCTCGAGAAGGCGCGCCCAGAGCTCCTCGACTCCAAGCACAAGAACATGTACAACGTCACGCTTAATCGCGTCCAAACCGCAGTTAAGCGCACGGTGAATGCTGAGATCAAACCGGGGGAAGTGGTCGATCCGATCAAGCTTCAACGCCTCACCATTCGCGCGCTCCATGAGGAGAGCTTTTGGAAAGGTGGCCCCAACGTGCTCGAAGACGCGAATTTCGACATTACCCAAGACGTCACGCTCACCAATGTGTTCAAGGCCATGGCGACCGTCGTGGACGGTAACCTCAATCCGAGCGATACAGCTGCGCGTGCCACCGCAGAGAGCTTCCTGCTCGATGGCCAAAATGGCCGTGTGGCTGATCAGTTGCGAGCTTCGCCCGCGGCGGTTGACGAGCTTTTGCGCGTGTTGCCCGAGTACTTCTTGAACGAGTTCATCTACTCCAAGGATAGCTCTGGCAAGAAGCGTCTAAAACGCGAGTACGCCGAGAACCCACAGCTCATTCTCGCGAAGTTCGTCAGTACGGTTCGCGAACGTGGCGCAGGTAGGGGCGGGCGCTCTAAGGCGCAGGAAATCGAAACGCGTCCTTGGTGGCAAGCCCGCGCGCTCCAGAAGATGGGTGAACAACGAAAGAAGAGTCAAGTTTACTCAGACGACGCGCTGGAGGATTTCGATATCCCTGGTGATAGCGCACCCACTAACGATTTGATCTTGTCCCGATAAGAGGAGAGCCCACCGATGGCTGATGATTATTTCAAATTCAATGACGCGACACTGCGGTCGCGCACTAACCTCACGCTTGGTCAGGACACCGCGCAGCAAGCGATCTCGGATCGCAAGCTCGCCAAGACCGTGGGCGTAACCCCGCTCGAAGTGCCCTACTTCCGCGACGAGCTCGTGCAACAGAGCCTTAATCAGGACGCCGAACGCTTTGGCGGGTTACCCGGGTTTAAGGCGTTCACGAGTGACCCGCTCTATGGCCCACTCGTTGCGCGCGAACCCAAGGACTGGGAAGAGATGAACGTCTTCGAGAAAGCCGTCTCTGTGTGGGAGCAAGGGCGCGATGAGCGCCACGAGGCGGACTTGATGCAGGATCTCGTTAACGGGCAAGAAGACATTGACCGTGCGGTCTCTGATGGCGCGCGGGAGAGAGCGCGTGCCGAGCAAGAAAAGCGCCTTATGGAGTGGCAAGACGCGATGAAGCGTAAGCGCGCCATAGCACAACCGAAAGCTCTGGAGCGTCTTTCTAAGGCGGATACCTTTAGTGACGTGATGGACGCCTTCTTGGAGCAACCGCTCGATATCGCCTACTACACCGCAGGGAAGTCAATGGCATCGCAAGCTGAACTGATGGCCGCACAGGTCGTCGCAGGGCTGACGGGCTTCTTCTCTGGTGGTTTAGGCACCGTTCTCACCATGGGTGTGGCTGGTGCTGGCTCGTACGAGATCGACCGTCGTAGCGCGCTTCTTGAAGCGATGTCGTCGCAGGGCGTTGACCTTAACGATGTTGATGCTGTTAACGCGTTCTTGAGCAACGCTCCGCGCTTACAGCAAGCCCTCGATCAGGCAAGCGCGCATGCGGCTCCTGTGGCCGCTATCGATGCGCTCAGTATGGGCGTCGCGGGTAAGGTCGCGGGGGTACTCACGGGCGCACGTAGTGCGATTGGCGCAGGGCGTGTGATCGCGCGGTCGGGCGGTAAGAGCCTTCCCTTCGCGCGTCGAGCCTTCACGAAAGCATTCGCTGAAGCTGAACGTAAGCAGGGGTGGTGGCTCTCCACTCTTGACGACACGCTGACGGGCTCGATCGCAGGTGGTGCGCTCGGTGGCTTGGGCGAGTACTTGGGACAGAAGAACGCAGGGCAGAAGATCAGCATTGGCGATATCTTCCTCGAAGCCATTGCGGACTTCGCCAACATGCCCGCGGACATGATGTCGGCTCGTGCGGGCAAGGCGCTCGGCGACTTCTCTGAGCGCGCTCGCGTGCAGAAGTCGGCTCGTCAAGCTGAGGCAAGTAAAGTCGCCCTCTCAGCAATGATGAATGCTCAGCTCCATCAGAGCGCCCCAGACGCCTTTGGCGAGTTCGCCAAGCAAGTGGGCGAGATGAGTGGTGAGCCTAACCTCTACATCAAAGCGGACGTGATCCGCGCTAATGCGGAGCTCGCCAACGGGCTCGCCTCGATCTCCCCCGCAATGGCGCAAGCCGTGCAGGAAGCGCGCGAGATGGGGACAACGGTCGCCGTACCACTGCAGCTCTATGCGGCCGAGATCGGACAGAACCAACAGCTCGCGGAGCTTGTGCGCCAGAATGCATCGCGCACGCCCGACCTGATGAGCCCAGCGGAAGTGGACGCGTGGAAGGCTAACCAGAAAAATCAGCAGTTCGCGAAAGAAAATCAGCGCGAGATTATTCAGCAGATTAAGGCGTCAAAGGAGTTCCAGCAAGAGCTCGATGAAGCTTTAGCGCCCATTGAGGGTGCTCTGATGGGGGCGCGCAGTGAGCAGATGACGCCCGATGTGGTGAAGTCTCAGATGAAGACTTTTAAAGCCGTCTTAGGCAATCTTTCCACGCTTGCGGGGGTGAGTCCGAAAGAGTTAATCCAGCGCCATCCGCTACAAGTGCAACGCGTGGTACAAGGCTTGGCGGCAAATAGCCTAACTGATGAAGATCTCGCGCAGCTGGCGGGCGCCGCGCTGAACGTTGAGATTGCGCCGAATCCGCAAAATCGGACACTCACTGACGAGTGGAACGCCTTGCCAGAAGAAGGCAAATATGAAATTACGAGCAAAATTGGCAACGAAGTGATTAAAGAGGTTCGCCGAATTGAAGGGCTTGATTTTAGCGATTTGATATTTCAGATCGGCGGATGGGAAGGTGAAGTGAATCATTCGCTTTGCATTTTGATCCGTGATAAGCCCGATGAAGCGGTGCGTATTGCTGGGCTGATGGCGAACCTGCTCAATCAAGAAGCTATTTATGTGAGTTCTGACCGTCCGGGTAAAGGCCTGGTTAAGGGGAAGGCATTGGCAATTAAACTGCCCGAAGGGTTCACCACAGAGCAGTTGAGAGAGCTTTATCGTAATACCTTATACCCGATCAAAGATAAGAACGGATTACGTGTATTTCAGGGCTTCTCTGTCAATGAAAATGAGTTATTATCAGGGTTGGATTCGAGCATAGACGCGCAGGAAGCTTACCAGCTTGCAGGCGAAGCACTTAGTGGATTAGAGGGAGAGTTTGCGGTCTCGTTGACCGATTTATATTCTCAACTCGTTTTCCCCACGGAAATTAAATCTCAACAAGAGGACCAGACACATGACAGTGAAAATGTACCCCGAGCGACCCAAGGAATGGGGGCCACTGGGCATCCGGATTATGATCGGCTCAAGGAACGGCTTGAACTTCATCTCCGACAAGAAATCGACGCCGCCAAAACCCGAGAATTCCTACGAAGCGAAGCAGAGAGTCCGCGAGGAAATCCTGAACAAGGCGAGAGCGCAGTACAAGAATCTGCCGAGCGAGACCGCGGAGGACGCGCCGTTCAAGACGCAGGATCCAGTGATTGGCTTGTACCCGATGGCAGATCAGAGCGAATTGCAAGAGATCTACAACGCCAAGCTCAAGAATCTTCACCCGACTACCGCCATCGAGTGCTTCGTGATTTGCGAACCAACTTACGAAACGCCATTCAAAACGGTAAGAAGCCGAGTGAATGGGGCGCATGTGTATATTTGGCAGAACAACCAGTGGGAGATCTACCCTCATGTGATACGAACCATGACGGATTCCATGCTACGAGATTACCCGGATTGGACGCAAGCGGACTACGACGAGGAAATGTCCCGCTGGGGAACATTCGGATAGTAAATATCTGGCGACCAGGAGAGATTGTAAGTCAAGTTTTGGTTGAATTTGTTCGCCAAGACTCTAAAGACTTTGCCAGAGGGACCAACGGCGCGACCCACCGCGTGAACAAAGAGGGGGGCGCGCCGACCTTCAACGAATTAGAAGTAACTCCCGAAAGTGCCACCCTCTTTAAAGAATCCATTGACCAAGCTAAAGCACAGTTGCTGTTCGGTGCCTGTGTTGAATCTAAAGAAATCTCTGAACTCCTCGAAACCAATGCTGATGGTAGCCCGAAATTTAGGCTATTCCTTTCTGAAGATCGTCAAAGTGGTTTCGCCTTAAAGAATGGCGATGATATCGTTTCCGTCTTCAGCGCACCAAGTGAACCTTCTGGAGACGCGCTTATGCTATGCGCCGTCGCAGCCGGGGGGCGCCGTCTAGATTGCTTTAGCACCATTCTCCCGAAGTTCTATTCTCGGCACGGCTTTCAGGTTGTCGCCTCTTTGCCATTTAACCCAGATTACGCACCAGAAGGTTGGGACTACGACCTTTACGAACGCTTTGAAAATGGGAGGCCTAGCATTGCGTTTATGGTGTTCGACGGGGATAGAAGCGAATCGTTTGGTAAAGACGAGATCAAGAACGCCCCAAAAACCACTCCCGAAGACTACGGCGAATCTTTCCAGAAAGCAGGCTTAGAGCAGTATGCAGAAGCCAATGCGCCGATTGATAAGGCGAGCGATATTCTAGCTCGCATGGCTATGGGCGAGGAGTTCGAGCAGAACAAAGGGGACGCCCGAGGAAGTTTCAATCCCGGAACAGGGATTCTCAAACTCTTCAAATCCGCGGACGAATCGACCTTCATGCATGAGTCCGCGCATTACTTCTTAAACACGTTACTCAACCTCACGACAGAAGCAATCGACCGTGGCAATATGACCGATGGGGAGCGCGAATTAATCCGCACGCTCGATGGCTTCTTGACATGGCAGAACGTAGAAGGAGCCACCCCAGAAGAGCGTATCCGAAACTTCGCCAGTATGAGCGTTGACCAACAGCGCGACACGCACGAAGCCTTCGCGCGCGGGTTCGAGGCGTACTTGCGCCAAGGCAAAGCGCCGACCAAGGGCTTGCGCAACGCGTTCAAGAAATTCAAAACATGGTTAGTCCGACTCTACCGCACGGCGGCTGAGCTCAATGTAGAGCTCACGCCCGAAGTCTCTGCGCTCTACGACCGCCTTTTCATCACTGAAGCTGAAGCAAGCTACATCGAGAACAACGCGAGTATGCGACCTCTATTCTCGGACGAGGATAAGGACAAGGTGGGGGAAGCTGATCTCGCGCAGATTCGCGATGACTTCGAGCGCGCGGGCGCAGATGTCCGCGCTACGATCTACGCTAGCCGTGAGCGCAACTTCAAGATCCTCACCAACAAGCACGAGCGCGAGAAGCGTGGCATCGAGAAGGACTACGAAGCGATCGAAGCGCAGACACGCGAAGAGGTCGAGGCAGAGCCAACACGCCAAGCGGAAGCCCTCTTAGAAGGACGAGATCCGAAAGCGAACCGCCAAGCGCGTGAGCGCACGAAGAACATCCTCGCGAGTGAAGCACGTCGCGCCAAAGAAGGCGATAACGTCGAAGAGCGTTACCAAGCCATCCGCGCAGAGGTCGAAGCTGAGCGCTCTAACGATACCGTCGCCAAGGTGCGCCAGAAGCTCGCCAGTGGCAAGAAGCTCTCGCCCGATGATGTCCTTAACGCAGGTGAAGCAGGACTCTCTGACCGCGCTATGGACGCGCTCGAAGAGCAAGGCTTGGTCGCACTGACCGATAACGATGGTGAGGTCGTCTCTTTGTCCGACCTGCGGAAAGAGCTCGGCGTCACCTATAAAGCGCTCATCGATGCGATCGAGACTGCACTCTTCTCTAAGGACGAGAAGAGCACGGTCGCCGAAGAGATCGCTCGGCGCTACATCGACCGCTATGGGTATCTCTCCTCTGAAGCGAACACGGTCGCGCGCTACAAGCTCCACCGTGAGAACCTCGAAGGCGTGGGCGTCTCTGAAGAGACGATCCAAAAGCTAGATGAAAAGGGCTACCTCATGCGGGATGGTGAGACGGAAAACACGATGCCGATTGAGTTACTCGCCGACATGGTGGGCGCAGAAAACGTACTCGACTTCGCCGAAGCACTCGCCAATCAAAAGCCCATCGATGAGGAAGTGACCGACCGTTCGGTCGACGCCTTCTCGCGCAAGTACGGGGACTTCCCCGATGAGCGTGGTATGTGGTCGGCGGCGCTTAACTCGCTCGTGCAACACACCGACGCGTTTACGCGCGCCATCGCTGGGGAGCTCAACGCCATTGCGAAGCTCCTCAAGATCCCTGCACCTGCTCGTGAGGTACTCACGCGCTACGCTCAGCAGAAGACCAAGGCGACGAAGATCTTGGACTTCCACCCAACGGTGCACACCCGCGCCGAACACAAGGCCGGGAAAGACGCACAGGAAGCGTGGAAGAATGGGCAATACGCGGAAGCTTTCCAGCACAAGAAAGACCAGTTTATCCAGCACGTACTTGCTAAGGAAGCTGACCACGCGCTCGTGCTCATCGAAAAGCGCATCAAGATGATTAAGCGCGCTTTGAAGAGTAAGACGATCGCGGGCGACTTCATGGAGCAGATCGAGAACCTCGCAGCGCGGTTCGGTTTTGTCGACTTCGCGGTCGATGAGAACGCGCCAAGCTTAGAGAGCTTTATCTTGGCTCAGCAAGAAGAGGGCTACGTGTTCGACTTCCCGCAATGGCTTCTCCGTGGCGGTCAAGGCGCACCATACCAAACACTCACCTATGAGCAGTTCTTAGAGCTCACCGACGCCCTCATGACGCTCCAGAGCGCAGGGCGCAATAAGCAGACGGTACTCATGAACGGGGTGCGAGTGCGCACGGCTGACGCTGTGCGCGAAGCGCGCGCTCAGATCCAAGAGAGCGCCAAGGACATGGGGCGTGAGGCTAAGGTCTACCACGACAGCGACCAGAAGACGTTGGCGCAGAAGTTTATCGGCTTCATGCGCAACCACATCAAGATCGCCTCTTGGTGCCGCATTATGGACGGCAACAAGGATGGTGGGATCATGTGGACGCTCTTCTCGCGCCGTGCGAACGAGTGCGCGAATAAAGAGGCAGAGTACCGCAAGAACCTCACTGTGCGTATGGTGGAGATTCTCGAGCCCGTTATCTCTCGCTTCAAGATGAACGAAGTGGTGGCGCGCTTACCCGTTCGCCAAGGCTATCGCCCCATCACGCGCGCTGAGCGCCTTTCGATGGCATTGAACTACGGTAACGCAGGCAACCGCCAACGCTTGATTGATGGGTTCGAGACGACTGACTCGGTGATCCGCGGGATTCTCGAAGGGATGACCGAGACCGAGTGGCGATGCGTCGAGAATATCTGGAAGACTTTCGAGATGTTGCGCCCAGAGCTTGAAGCGCTAGAGCGCCGTATCTATGGTCGCGCGCCTGAGTGGATTCAGTACGAGCCCTTCCAAATGCGCACAGCTGAGGGTAAAGAGATCACCGTCTCTGGTGGCTACTACCCTGCTGTGTACGACGCGGATGCAAGCTCACTCTCTGAAGCGTATGACGACACGAAGAGTGCTGAGGTAATGATGCGCGCAGCTGTCCAGGCAATGCGCACCGACCGCTCCCACATGAAGGCTCGTGCGGCTAAGGTCAAGCGCCCGCTCACACTTCGTATGAGCGCACTCTTTGATGCGTTGAACGATGAGGTGCATGACTTGACGTGGCGCGAGTTTGTGATCGATGCAAGCCGACTCTTGAAGAGCGGGCTTGGCGACACGATCCGTGAGTACTACTCGCCCGATGTGATCCGACTCTTCAACAACTGGTTGCGCGATGTAGCCGTGGGCGATAAGCGCTCTCGCATCGCGGGTGAAGGTTGGAGCTCACGCTTGCGCCAAGGCGCAGGCGTGGCGGGCTTGGGCTTTAACGTGGTGAGCGCTATCGCGCAGATCACGGGCTTAGGCATCTCGGTGGCGCGCTTAGGGCCAGCCATTGGGACGGGGATTGGCATTTATCTCTCCAACCCTGTGGGCGCTACACGTCAGGCGAACGAAGCATCACTCTTTATGCGTAATCGCTCGCTCACGCGATTCCGTGAATTGAACGAAGCGAATAACCGACTGCAACAACGTAACGTTGCGCTCGATAACTTCCGCAATGCGGCCTACTGGTTGATGCTTCGCGTTCAGCAGATCGTGGACACGATCACGTGGCATGCGGCTTATGCCAAGGCGATTCGCGAAGGGTTCGACGACAAGACCGCGATTGAACTCGCTGACCAAACGGTGATTGACACGCAGGGTGGCGGTGAAGTGAAAGACCTCTCGCAGGTCGAGCGTGGTGGTGAGGTTGCGAAGCTCTTCACGGTCTACTACTCCTTTATGAACACAGCGCTCAACCTTAACGCCGTGGCGTACTTGGGCGAGAAGAACCGCGCCAAAGCCATGGCTCAGATCCTCATTGTCTCCACGGTGATGCCGATTGTGGAAAGCATGCTTCGCGCAGCACTACCTGCGGGTGGTGGCGATGACGATGACGACGATCAACGCACTGACGGTGAGAAAGCCGTTGCCATGCTTCGCTCGGCCGCAGGTGAAGTGGTGAGCTTTAACCTCGGTACGATCATGGTTGGGCGTGAGGTTGCCTCTGCAGCAGCCAACCTTGTCAAGGGCGAGCCAGTGTGGAAGTGGACAGGTCCAAGTGGTGCACGCTTGATCAGCGATGCGATTAACTTCGGTGCTGCAGCCAGTAAGCTCGAACTTGATAAGGCGATGCTGAAGTCGACGGTGAACTTGGGCGGTACGCTTTTTGGCTTGCCATCGGCGCAGATCAACCGCGCAGTGGAGGCGACAGACGCTTACTTAGAGGGTGAGATCGACAACCCTGTGGAAGGCGCACGCGCTGCGCTCTTGGGCATCAATCGCAAGTGATGAGTATCTCAGGAATGCTCACGCATAATGAGGACACGATACTAGGGAGGCTTTAATGGCTATTAACACAGAACAGCGACGCGCAGGGCCGTACAAAGGGGACGGCGTCCAACGCGATTTTCCGTTCAACTTCAAGGTGTTCGAGAAGGACGATATCGTCGTGCGTCTCTCCGCGGACAGTGGGGAGACTGAGCGCACGCTAAGCGGTAGTGACTTCGACGTTGAGCTTAACGGCGATCAGGACTCTTCTGCGGGTGGCGTGGTACACCTCACCACGCCTCTTGCCAAAGGTTCGTCTTTGGCGATTCTATCGGGCGTGGACTACCTTCAGACTATGGTACTCACTAACCGTGGCGGGTTCTTTCCCACGGTGATTAATGACGCCTTCGATAAAGCAACCGCGCAGATTCAACAGCTCCGTGAGATAGCGAATCGATCCGTCAAAGCGCCAGCCACCTCGACATTGACGAGCGAGCAGTTCACAGCCGAGCTCTTCAGCGCGCGCGATACGGCGGTCTCGGCTAGCCAGACCGCGCAGGGCGCAAGCGCGGAAGCCACCCGTCAGGCGACCGTGGCACAAGCCGCGCGCGATAGCGCTCAGCAAAGCGCGCGTGACGCAGCGACACAGGCAGGACTTGCGCAAGCGTCCGCTGGTAAGGCTAAGGCGAGTGAGACTTCAGCGCGGGAAACGCAAGAGCGCGTTAACGCACTCATCCCCCGTCTAGACTCGGCGGAGCTGAAGTTACAAGAGAGCGAGCGATCCCTCCAACGGAAGATGGAGGAAGTGGCGGGGCGTATGGCGGAAAGTGAGACGAATGCGCGCGAGAGCGCGAAGACGGCGATTTCCGCGAGAGAGGGGGCAGAAGCGGCG